ACAAAATACTAAAAACTGAGGATGTTGATTATGTTATTGCTTCTGATACCGATTCCATTTATCTTAATTTGGGTCCTTTGGTACAAACTATATTCAAGGGGAGAGAGGAGAATGATCAAAGGATCGTGTCGTTCCTTAATAAGGTGTGTGAGGTGGAATTTGAAAAATATATTTCTGATTCTTATCAAACGTTGGCCAGTTATGTAAACGCATATGACCAAAAGATGTTCATGAAGCGTGAGAATATCGCTGATCGTGGAATATGGACAGCAAAGAAGAGATATATACTAAACGTGTGGGATAGTGAAGGTGTTAGATATGAGGAACCAAAACTGAAGATGATGGGAATCGAAGCTGTTAAGTCTTCGACCCCTGCACCCTGTCGTAAAATGATTAAGGATGCTTTGAAATTGATGATGAATGGAACTGAGGAAGATGTGATTGACTTTATTGATAAGTCAAGAAAAGAATTCAAATCCCTACCTCCAGAAGATATCTCTTTTCCGAGAACTGTTTCTGATGTTAAGAAGTATTATTCTTACACTACAATATATGTGAAAGGAACACCAATACATTGTCGTGGTGCTCTACTATTCAATCACTATGTGAATAAAAAGAAACTTACTAACAAGTATTCTTTAATTCAAAATGGTGAGAAGATTAAATTTTGTTATCTTAAGAAACCTAATATCATACAGGAGAATGTTATTTCTTTCATTCAAGATTTTCCTAAAGAACTTAACCTTGAGAAGTATGTAGATTACGATCTACAGTTTGAAAAAAGTTTTGTGGAACCACTCAAGGCAATCCTTGATGCAATTGGATGGAATGTTGAAAAGACTGTAAACTTAGAACTATTTTTTACCTAATGGATTTACCAATCGACGATAAAGATTTAGAAGTCATTGTTAACGCACTAGCACTTGGAGGAGACGCTAGATTATATCATAAACTTAAGGAAGTAAAACAGGTTAGAGAGATGTATCCTGGTGGTCCTTATAAAAAAATATTAAGAGAGCAGAAGGGTATGATAATTTAATGAGTCACTTGAATGTTTTTGATGATAAAGTTCCTTTTATAGTAAGGGACAATTTGTGGAATTATTGTATTAACTCAACTTACAGACTTGGTTGGGAAGATACTGATGTACCAGAAAAATATGATTTGAATATACACAGTCATTGGTCTACAAAAGAATTAGAATCAACAGAGATTCTACCACACATAAAAAAGTGTATTGATGAAACTGATTGGTTTACAAATACTAAATTATCGAAAATTGTCTGTAACTTGGTTAGACCTGATGACGTTCATTACTTACATATACATCAAAAACAACAAGTCTGTTTGTACTACGTGAACTTAGATTGGAGAGATGGATGGCATGGTGAAACTTTGTTTTATAATCCTGATAATTTAAAAGAAATTGTATACACATCTTTGTTTATACCAGGTAGAATAATATTATTTGATGGATCTATACCTCATGCTATCAGACCACAATCTGTTAAAGCACCAAAGTTTAGATTTACATTAAGTTTGTTTTTTGATTGATTTAGTGCTATACTATAAGAAAGTTAAATTGATATGGATTTTTTAAAGGAAATAGTAAAAGAGATAGGAGATGAATATACGCAAATTGCGTCAGACATTGATGAGACTGAAAGATTCATTGATACAGGATCCTACGTATTTAATGGACTCATTAGTGGGTCTATTTTTGGCGGGGTTAGCAGCAATCGTATTACTGCCATTGCTGGTGAGTCGAGCACTGGTAAAACCTATTTCTCTCTTGCTGTCGTCAAAAACTTTTTGGACACTAACCCTGATGGGTATTGTCTCTATTTTGACACTGAAGCAGCCGTCAATAAAGGATTATTGGAGTCTCGTGGAGTTGATACGTCACGGTTGGTTGTTGTAAATGTAGTCACTATAGAGGAGTTTAGAAGCAAGGCACTTAGAGCAATAGACATATACTTAAAAAAAGATGAAGAAGAACGTAAACCTTGCATGTTTGTGCTAGACTCTCTAGGTATGCTTTCCACAGAGAAAGAAATTACAGACGCATTGAATGATAAACAGGTAAGAGATATGACTAAATCTCAACTTGTAAAAGGTGCGTTCAGAATGTTAACACTTAAATTAGGTCAAGCAAATGTCCCACTCATTGTCACAAATCACACGTATGATGTCATCGGAGCTTATGTTCCAACTAAAGAAATGGGAGGAGGTAGCGGACTCAAGTACGCAGCAAGTACAATCGTTTATCTCAGCAAAAAGAAAGAAAAAGATGGTAAGGAAGTCATCGGAAATATTATCAAAGCAAAGACTCATAAATCACGTTTAACAAAAGAAAATCGTGACGTAGAAGTTCGTCTGTATTACGATGAACGTGGTCTTGATCGTTACTATGGATTACTTGAGTTAGGTGAAATAGGTGGTATGTGGAAGAACGTTGCAGGACGTTATGAAATAAATGGTAAGAAACTCTATGCTAAACAGATTCTTGCTAATACCGAAGAATATTTTACAGAAGAAGTAATGCAAAAACTTGATACTATCGCAAAAGAATACTTCTCATATGGAACGAATTGAAACAACGGTTCTTCGGAATCTAATTTATAATGAAGAGTTCTCTAGAAAGGTCATACCTTTTATTCAACCAGATTACTTTGAGCAAAGATCTGAAAAGGTTGTCTTTGAAGAGATAACTAAGTTTATTGTGAAATATGGTTCAGCGATAACTATAGAAGCATTAAATATAGAAACTGATAATCGAACAGATCTTACAGAGGCAGAGGTAAAAGAAGTTAGAGATATTAATAATTCATTAAAAGATATACCTGCAGATTACCAATGGTTGATGGATACCACTGAGAAGTGGTGTCGTGATCGTGCTATATACTTAGCATTAATGGAATCTATTTCGTTAGCAGATGGACAAGATGACGCTAAAGGAAGGGATGCTATTCCTACTATTCTCTCTGATGCTCTGGCTGTTTCTTTCGATAATCATATAGGACACGATTACTTAGAAGACTACGAGGAAAGATATGAGTTATATCACAAAAAGGAAGATAAAATCCAATTCGACCTCGAATTTTTCAACAAGATTACAAAGGGTGGGATTCCAAATAAAACACTCAATATTGCTCTCGCTGGCACTGGTGTTGGTAAGTCTTTGTTTATGTGTCATGTCGCAAGCAGTGTGCTACTCCAAAACAAGAACGTATTATACATCACGCTTGAGATGGCTGAGGAGAAAATTGCTGAAAGAATTGATGCTAATCTTCTAAATATTCCCATACAGGATATTACTGATTTACCTAAACCTATGTTTGATAGCAAGGTAGTATCCTTATCAAAGAAAACTCAAGGTAATCTTATTATCAAGGAATACCCTACAGCATCAGCACATAGTGGTCACTTTAAGGCATTACTCAATGAACTATCATTGAAAAAATCTTTCAAACCTGATATAATATTCATAGATTACTTAAATATATGTGCGTCATCACGTTACAGGGCAGGATCAAATGTTAACTCGTATTCCTATATTAAGGCGATTGCTGAAGAGCTCAGGGGTCTTGCAGTTGAAGCTAATGTACCTATCGTCTCCGCTACTCAGACGACTCGTTCTGGCTATGGTAGTAGTGATGTCGATCTTACTGATACAAGTGAATCCTTTGGTCTCCCAGCCACTGCTGATCTTATGTTTGCTCTTATATCTACTGAGGAACTGGAAACGTTAAATCAGATAATGGTCAAGCAATTAAAGAATAGGTATAATGATCCAACTATCTACAAGCGATTTGTGATAGGTATTGATCGTGCAAAGATGAGATTATATGATTGTGAACAGAAAGCACAAGAAGATATTCTTGACAGTGGTAATGAAGAGGAGTATAATAACGAAGATAAGACTCCAAAAAAATCATTCGCAGAGTTTAATTTCTAATGAGCACAGTTAAGGAAAATAATTGGTTTTGGATAGTTCAAAGATTGGGTGGTAAATGTGCCCGATGTGGTTCTATTGAAAATTTACAAGTTGATCATGTAGATCCTCGTACTAAAAAATTTGAAGTTAAATCTAGATTATCTTATAAAAGGATAAAATTGATTGAGGAGGTTGATAAATGTCAGTTACTATGTGAACCATGTCACAAAGATAAAACCTACAATGAAGATTGGGAAATTATCAAAGAAAAGAAAAATGATTTTTTACATGCAGATGAGGAGTATTTACCTCTACTAGGTGAGTATCATGTAAATTTATCTATTGACGGTGAAAAGAGAGATGGTAAAGCATATATTAAATATGTAGAATTTAGAGCAAAAAAAACTGGTAATACTTTTCAAGAAATCATGGTGCATGATCATATAGTTCATGATCTGTTGCATTATGTTGCATGGCATGATAGAATGGTTAATGATGATTTTCCTTGGCTACCAGATACAAAAGAAGAAGTGAGACAAAGACTTTTCTCCAAACTAGAAAAAGAAATCGCTAATTTAAAAAGTGTATCACAAGGTCTGTATGATGAATTATATGAAAGTATTCACATACTTGATCCAGAATATAGAGATAGGGAAGATCAAACAAAGATACCATTTACAAAAGTAGTAGATTTTAGAATTAAAAATGATAGCCTACACTTGTGTGATAAATGGATAGATATTACACTTACATATTTTAAAGATATGCGAGCACACTTAAAATCACAGGGTTTTTAATTATGTCTGGAGACTACGAAACACATAAAAATCAACAACCTCACGTAAGTTATGCAGGAAACAAAGTTGACTTGGATAAGTATGCTTTATTCGTGGATGGTGTCACATCCGATCCCAGTAAAGATTATCAATCTTTCCTTGAGAGTCTTAGTACCCTTGACGGAGAGGGTTCCAATATTCACAGGCTTCTTACTGCTGCTGTTGGCATTAGTGCTGAAGGTGGTGAATTTATGGAGATCGTTAAGAAAATGGTTTTCCAAGGTAAACCTTGGAATCATGATAATCGTGAGCATCTTGTTATTGAGTTGGGTGATGTGATGTGGTATGTTATGCAAGCATGTGCAGCATTGAACGTAACACTAGACGAAGTGATAGAAGGTAATGTAGAAAAGTTAAAGAAAAGATATCCTGGTGGAGACTTTGATGTACACTATTCAGAGAATCGTGCAACAGACGACAGATAAATAGTCAAAAAAGATGGCAGGTCAGAAGGGTTTCCTGTACGAGGCAGCAGTACATAGAAAATTAAAGAACAAGGGGTTAGTACCTCTTGGATTTCAACCTGCAGCAGCAGATCCTAACAAACCTGATGGAAAATTTATGTACGATGGAAGAACATATAATTTAGAAGTTAAACTAAATTTTGAGGAAACAGATTTTGGTCAGGGAACCTTAGATTATACCCCTAATGGATGGGTTCTTGGCGGTGTGCAGGAGTTTACTAAAGCAGGTATACCACGAAAAGGTTTTGCAGCAGCAGAGAAGATGAGACAACTTTTACGTGCGGTGGGTACAGAGGAATTTGCTAATAATAAATGGGGATACAAAGGAGCACCAAATAAGGGGACTATACCGAACGCAGATTTTACATTAGCAAACAAGAAACAAGATCAAGCAAGGTTTAAGGATGCGTATAAACCAATTGATAAAACAAGTATCTGGGAATATTATGCAACAAAGGGTGTTTATTATATCCAAATTGGAGGATATGGTTTGTACCATATGTCTGCAAATCCCGCAAATTTACCAATACCACCCCTTGATGTAACTGCTAGGGTAAGAATTAGGTTGAAAGCAGGAAGTAGCATACCTGTATATAATTACAGATTTACTACAGCATTGTTAGTGCAAAGTAAACCTCAGAGGTCTACTCTAGACCTAGATAAAAGAGCAGATCTTGATAAACTCGTAGCATAATGGACGATCTACTTAATTCATTAATTACAGAATTTAAAAAACAAAAAATTATTCGTGGAAATATCTATGATAATTTTATGTTTTTCTGTTACCATGCACTGGGTGCTGATAAAGATGATAAATATAGACGTACAAGAGCATCTATTCTAAAGAAGTTTACCGATAATAAAGATAAGATATTGGTAAAACTGACCCGAAACTAATGAAATCTTTTTTACAATTTATAAATGAATCTGCAGCACAACAAGCAGCTAGACTTGGTTTAGTTGGTGATGGTCATGGAGGATGGTATGATAAAGCAACTGGAGAATTTACTGCAAAGACAGAAAAAGGTAGATTAAAGTTTTATAATAAGAGACAGAGAGTCGGTCAACAAGATCCACCACAGAGTGAGCAGGAGAAGAACTTATCTAAGACAACATATTCAGAACCAGCACAACAAGAAGTTGAAGCACAGAAAGAAGAACCAGCATTTAAACCTAACAAAAAGAATAAAGGCACTCTTACAGTTGCATTTGGTAGATTCAATCCACCACATCTAGGTCATCTTCAACTGATGAACACTGCTGCTAATTCAGTAGAGGGTGATAAAGACGATTATATAATCGTTCCATCCAGAAGTAATGATCCAAAGAAAAATCCTTTAGATCCTAATACAAAGGTTGATATTATGAAAGCAATGTTCCCTCAACATGCTGATAGCATCCTTAATAACACAAGTGCTAGAACCATTTTTGATGTTTTAAACGCTGCTAATGATGAGGGTTATGCAAACGTAAAAATTGTTGGTGGTGCAGATAGAGTAAAAGAATTTACTAAATTAGCAAATAATTATAATGGTAAATTATATGACTTTGATAAAGTTGATGTTATTTCATCTGGGGAGCGTGATCCTGATGGTGAGGGAGTTGAAGGTCTATCAGCGTCTAGAATGAGACTTGCAGCATCTGAGAATGATTTTAAAGCATTCAGTAAAGGTTTACCTAAAGATTTAGATAAAGATTCCAAGAAACAAATATTTACTGCAGTTAGATCTTCAATGGGTATCAATGAAGAGTGGGGTATTTGGGAGATGGCACCTAAATTTGATCTACAAACTCTTCGTGAGAACTATGTTGATAATATTATATACAAATTAGGTGAATTAGTTGAAAATGTAAACACTGGTCTGGTAGGTAGAATCATTAGAAGAGGTACAAGTTATGTGATTTGCGTTACAGAAAATAAGATGATGTTTAAATCTTGGATAAAAGATATAAATGAGGTCAATAATTACAATAAACTCACTGCTATCAGTGGAGTTCCTGCAGAAAATAGATTAGTTGGAACTGATAAACATAGAAAATATGCAGAAACTATGGTTCGTGGAAGTAGTTACGGTTTAGATTTCATAAATAAATATAGAAAAAGGTCTTAAGCAACATTATTACAATGAGCACTAATATTTCTGAAGGATTACCTGCGAGAAAAAAGGCAGCACCAGTAGTCGATGCACCAAAAGGTGGACAAGAATCTGGTGGAAAGAAAGGAGGTACTGCAGAAAACTCTGCTAAGAGAATTAGACAGGCAGTTTATGATATAAGATATCGTGCTCGTAGAGAAGATATTGACCTTAAGCAAGCATTCGCCCAGTATATGTCTAACACATCTATGGATCAAAAAGATAGAGCAGAAGTTCGTGCAAAACTATTTGGTAAGGGTGGTGGAGTATCTGAGCAGTATATTGGTGCATCTGATGACTGGGCATTAGAGAGTTTCTCAAAAGCATTTTCACATGTATTTGAACATCATCAAAAAGATAAAGATGGTAATACAGTTCCCCATGAAGAAGAGATAGTTACTGAGTATGAAAAGAGTATATATGAAGAGAAAGCAAGAAAGTATAAAGTAAGAGTTACAGACCCTAAAACAGAAAAGTCATACGTTCGTTACGCAGATCGTGAAAAGATTACTGCATTAAGAGGAAAAGGACTAAAGGTTGAGATGACTGAATATGGAACACCATATGAAGGTGAGAAGAAAAGAGGTGAACAAACAGCTAAGGCACTTGGTGGTGGTAAGAAATCAAAAGGTGGAAAGTTAGATCCTGTTGGTAAGGAAGATAAGGATGTAAATAACGATGGTAAAGTAAATAAGACTGATTCTTATTTGATGAATCGTCGTAAGGCAATTGGTAAGGCGATGGCTAAAGAAGAGTTTCTTGCTGATGGAACTACCAGCACAGAGGCATCTGGTAAGAAAATAAATCCATCTAAAGTAGACAACTACAAATCAGGTGCAGTTCAGATCGCTCCAGTAGATGAAGCAGATCCATCCACAAACTATGGTGTTAAGGAAGAGGTGGAGAAGAAAGACAATCGTGCTAACTATGCATATATCAACTTTATAAAGAATAAATTGAGAGCAGGTATGGGTGTAAAAAATCCAATGTTGATGGTAGACCCAGATAAAGCAGAGGAGAAGTTTGAGAAGATGGCGACATCAATGACTGCATCAACTGGAGAGGAAGAAGAAAAAGAGGGTGCATGTGAAGGAGTCGGTGCAATGATGAAAGGACTCACTAAAGGTGGAATAAAGAAAGCTGCAAAAACAATAGGTGCTGGTGTGGCTGGTGCTGCTGGTGCTATGGGTGGTTCTAATATTATTAAAAAAATAAAGGATGGAAAAGGAAAACTTGGTGACTTTAACAAACCATCGAATATCTATGCAGGTCGTGAAATGAGTGATATTAGTAAGGCAATCATGGAGAAGCAATATAATGCACCACCAGCGATGAGTTATCAGAAGTATCATTATGGTGATGATATTACAGATCCTATGAATAAGCCTTATAAGGATGATCCAAAGAAAATGAAAGACTTCTTTGGTGATAAAGTTAAACCTGATACAGCACCAAAACCATCAAAACCATCTATGGGTTCAGAACCATCAAAACCATCAAGACCATCACTACCAGATAAAGGTATGCCTGTTAGACCTGAACTTAAAAAACCTGAACTTAGAAAACCTAAACCAATGTCTGTGATGAGTTCATACGATCCTTTATCAAATAAGGGAATACTTAGTGTATCTGAAAGAATTCTAAAAAAAAACTTTAATTTAGATGAAGAGGGTTATGATATCGCCAGAGATGAGGGGCGAGTAAAACCTGCTAAGGATAAGAAAGACGGAACTAAATATCCACCTAGTGAAGAAATGAGAAAGACACAGAAGGTAAACAAAGGTCCTTCTGCGTATGAACGTGTGAAAAAGAAGTACAAGGGTCAGATTATGGATGTAGATAAGAAGAAGAAAGACAAAAAATAGAAAAAGGTGACTATATAATATAGTTCGCAACATAACAATGTTATCCTTTTTATTACCAATCGCATCAAAGATTGTATCTGATGCTATTGACAAGATTCCCGATGATGCAGAATTGGGAGAAAAACTTATAGATCTATGTCTACTCATTCTTAAGAAAGCAGTCAAACTTACAAAGACTGATATGGATGATAAATTACTGGCTCAGGTAGAGACAGCAATCAAGGCAAGATAGATCTTGCTCCTTATAAATATTCCTAGAAACAAATTCTGAGATAGAAACATGGCTCTTTGGGGTACAAAAGACACGGTATACTCTACAGGTAATGTAAATGTTAATGTTACCACAGGAGTAGTCACCAAACAAAGTGGAAGTATTGCTTGGACATCAGGCAATGGTGTAAAGGTTGGTCAAGTAATCACTATAGACGGATCTTCTGAAGGTATAATTGAAAGTATTGATAGTGCGACACAACTCACAATCGGTACTGAGTATCTTCCTTCTGCTAATATTAGTAATAAAGGTTATGAAATTCGTGAGATACCAAAATCAACACTACACGATACTAAGTTTGCTGTAGGTGAAATTTTTGGAGTAGATACAACTGAGATTACAGTTGCAAACGCAGCAACAGGTAATGCACGTAAGTTTGCACCACCACATGCAGGTTGGGTTGGTATTACATCATACACTGATATGCATGGTAATTTAAGAGTTAAGAGCGAAGTATTAGTCGCTGGTAGCTCTATAAGTGCTGACTCCACAGATGATTCAATCTTACCAGATAGTTAACATGAACTGATATATTATGAGATTCACTGAATTGAATGAGAGTAATTACTTACTCTTTGCTATTAAATTTTACGACAATCCACAATCTGTAACTAGAGAGGACTTTGAGTCTGATCTAAAAAGAATCAGATATGTAAAAAGATTGCTCAAAAGATATCAGAATAATGGTGAGCTTAAGGTTCATCTTATTTTGAATCATCTCATAATATTGTTCAATGTATTCAACGAAGCGACTGTACCTTTATTATTCTATAACTTAGATGAGGAACTTTGGCCAGCGATTAAAAGTTTTTTAATATTCTTAAATCGTGTGTCTGAGTATCCAAAGACTAAAGTAAATGAGATTGAAGCAGATGAATACTGTTTACAACAACTAAAGGAACTATGAACCTCGATAAAATCATAGACATCGTAAGAAGACAGAAGTTAAATGAGATGATGACTGTTGGTGCAGGTGGTATCGCTGGCACTGTAGAGGCAGGTGATGATCCTCCTGTGGGCAAATCTAAAAAGAAAAAGAAGAAATACATTTCACTAGGTCGTAAATCACGCAGAGCTTGGATGGTGTGATGGATGATAATAATAACGTTAATGCAGCAATATTAGAAAGATTAGAGAAAGTAGTTCAATCATTACAGGAAAACTCTGTAAAGATGGGAGAACTTCTTGCTGTTCATAATGAGAAGTTAGATAAGCAAGATCGCATAGACGCAGTTCTATTTGAGAAGATAGAACAGGTAGATCAGAAATTAGACAGACATGCAACTGATATTAAGAAAGGATGTGAGAGAGATATAATGCTTGTGGATAATCGTTTGAGAACGATAGAGAAAAAAATGTGGACAATCGCAGGTTCTTTAACTATTATAAGTTTTATAGTTTCTCCGATTGGTCAAAGATTTTTAAGAGGAGCATTGACTCCACCGCCAACTTCGAGTATAATACAAACAAAGTAACAATATCCACATGGATATAATTGATTCCAAGTATGTAAACTTGGTGTCTTCACGACTTCAAAAGTTTAAACGAGTGAAGGCAAACCTTTATAATTTTCGCTGTCCAATCTGCGGTGATTCTAAGAAGCACAAGAATAAGGCAAGAGGATACTTATATCAGGTCAAAACTAATACAAACTTTAAGTGTCACAACTGTGGTGCTAGTTTGTCTTTGAATAACTTTCTTAAACAGATTGATCCTGTTTTACACAAACAGTATACGATGGAGAAGTTTAAGGAGGGATTTGCTGGTGGAAGAAATTTTGTAGTTGAAGAACCTAAGTTTGAGTTCAAAAAACCAGTGTTCAAAAAGAAACTAGACTTACCTGTAGCATCAGAAGTGTCGATAGCAAACGAGTATTTATCGAAAAGAGGACTTGATCCTAGTAAATTTTACTTCGCTGATAAGTTTAAACAATGGGTCAATACACAAAAGAAAACTTTTGATTATATTAACAAAGACGAAAGTAGAATCATTATACCAATGTATGATGAAAGCAAAACCTTGATCGGTTTTCAAGGAAGAAGTCTAGGTCCTAACTCTGTTAAATATATCACTGTGATGCTTAATGAGGAAGCACCAAAAATCTATGGATTGGACACAATTAAAACTGAAAAACCCATTTACATCGTTGAAGGACCGTTTGACTCTTCCCTCATTGAAAACAGCGTTGCTATGTGCGGCTCCGATATTGATATTAGGACGTTTGGTTGGAGCGATTATATTTGGGTTTTTGATAATGAACCTCGCAACAGAGAAATCGTCAACAGAATCTCCAAAACAATTGATCGAGGAGACAAAGTAGTCATCTGGCCAAAGTTTGTTGAGGAAAAGGACATTAATGATATGGTCCAACGTGGACATAATGTATCCGATGTGTTAGAATCAAATACATATTCGGGATTAGAAGCTAAAGTTAAATTTAACATCTGGAAGAAAGTATGAGTAACGGAACAAAGGTTAAAAAGAGAAATGGTACTATCGAACCATTGAACCTTGAGAAGATGCACGTAATGGTAGAACAAGCGTGTGAGGGTCTTGCAGGGGTCTCTGCGAGTCAAGTTGAGATACAGTC